TGGGTTTTATTGATGATGTAAAAAAAATATCATCTAATCTTGAAAAGGATTGGAAGGATGCATTAAGAGTGGCGGTAGATGGTTCAAAAGAATTAGTCAATAAATTAAATTCAAAAATTAAACCATTAAATAGTAAAATTTCAAGTTTAGAGGACGGTATTGATAAATCAGAAAAACTTCTAAATGATTTAGGTGTAGGTAAAAATTCAGATATTGTTCAAGCAAAAAAAGAATTAAAAATAGCGAAAGGGCAATTAAACGAATTATTTAGAATAGCAAGAGATTTAAGAAATATATATTAATATGAAACCAAGCGTACAAAAGATAATTACCAAGTTAGCTAAAGAGAAAGTTGAGTTGTCTTCAATTAAAATATTAAAGGATGATGCCAAAAGAATGAAAAACGGAATTAAAGAACTAATCTCTTTAAGAAAAAAAATGAGAAAAGTGTATTTTGATAGTATTGATGGAGCGAATACAAATAGAGCTATTTTTAAAGAAAAAGCAAAAGAATTAGGCATAGACCCTAACGACATAAAAGAGTTTAAAGAATATTACGATATTGAAAGAAAATTAGATGATGCTTATTATGCTCCAAACAATTAAAAACACAACAACCTTACAAACAATTTATTGTAATATTATATGAAAGCGACAGATATGTTAAACAAAGTAAAAGAACTTGTTGGGGTGGAAGCATCCGAAGAAGTCAAATTAGCACAAGCTACTTTAGAGAACGGAACTGTTATTGAAAGTGAAGAGTTCGCAGCAGGAGGTGAAGTGTTCATTGTAACAGAAGATGAAAAGGTAGCATTACCAATAGGCGAATACACTCTTGAAGATGGCGAAATGCTAAAAGTAGAAGAAGAAGGTATCATTGCATCTATTGGAGCAGCGGAAGAAGTTGAAGAAGAAGCATCCGAAGAAGTAGAAGCTGCCGAAGAAGAAGAAATGAACTACGCTACTAAAGAAGATTTAGCAGAGGTTAAAGCAATGATTGATGAAATCAAATCTATGATTGAGCCTAAAGAAGAAATGAGCGAAGAAGTTTCAGAAGAAAAAGAAGAACTTAGCGAAGAGGTTGAGGAAGTAAAAGAGGAATTATCAGCAGAAGAGCCTGTTGCAAAAGTAACTCACAATCCCGAAGCTGAAACTAAGAAAAATTTAAACCTATTTGCACAGAAAAGAACATTGACTACCGCAGATAGAGTATTACAACGTATTTCTAATATTAAAAAATAAATAAATAAATTATGCCAACTACTACAAGTATTACAACTACTTATGCAGGTGAATTTGCAGGACAATATATTTCTGCTGCACTTTTAAGTGGTTCAACAATCGAAAATGGAGGGATTACAGTAAAGCCTAACATTAAATTTAAAGAGGTTATTAAAACCGTATCTACTGATGACATCGTAAAAGATGCGTCTTGTGATTTTACAGCGACTTCTACTCTTACACTTGACGAAAGAGTATTACAACCTGAATATCAGCAAGTGAACTTACAACTTTGTAAAGCAGATTTCCAAAATGATTGGGAAGCTATTTCAATGGGTTATTCTGCCCACGATAGCTTACCTTCATCTTTTAGTGATTTCTTGATTTCTCACGTTGCTGCTAAGGTAGCACAAAGAACTGAAACCTCTATTTGGGAAGGTTCAACTGCAACAAGCGGACAATTTGATGGGTTAACTACTCTATTGGATGCAGACACTGCACACACAGGAGGAAACAAAATTGCAGGAACTACTGTTGATGCAGCAAACGTAATTGCACAACTTGGTTCTATCGTAGATGCTGTTCCATCAACTGTTTACGGAAGTGAAGATTTAAACCTTTACGTTTCACAAAACATTGCTCGTGCATACGTTAGAGCATTAGGAGGATTTGGAACATCAGGATTAGGTGCTAATGGTACAAACGCTATGGGTACTCAATGGTGGAACAACGGAAGTTTAACTTTTGACGGAGTTAAATTGTTTGTTGCAAACGGATTAGCTGACAACACAGCAATCGCTGCTGAAAAATCAAACATCTACTTCGGTACAGGACTATTGTCTGACCAAAACGAAGTAAAAGTAATTGATATGGCTGACATTGATGGTTCTCAAAACGTAAGAGTCGTGATGAGGTTTACCGCAGGTGTACAGTATGGTATCGTAGAGGACATTGTTTCTTACGGAATCTAATAAAAAGATAAACTAACTAAAGAGGGTGGGTAAGGTATATTCCTGCTCACCCTTTTTTAATACATAAAATATGGCTTGTGATTTAACACGTGGTAGAAAAGAACC